CTATAGTTGTATATATACTATTCCTACTTATTTTAGTTTTTTTCGCTAAACTGTCTAGTGTATTGCTTTCATAATAATATAACTCAAACAATTTCTTATCGTACCAGTGGCAATTATCTAGCACCTTGTCAATGCTTTCTAGTTTCTCCCACATGCCTTTTGTTTTATCTTCTGGCATATTTTCAACACTCTTATTATTATAATAATTATCTTGGCTATAATGTAAGTTAGCAGTTTTAGTAGTAACAAAACAAGTGCTGTCAATATGTGTATAGTATTTTTTGTATTTATAATAATATGGGCTAGTTTTACTTGTTAAACTTCTATTTAATATTATTGTCCCAAACTTAATTACACCAGTTAAACCATCATTTGTATAAATCTTTTTAAGTAGGTCTTGGTTCATTTGTAAAAAGTACAAGTATAATTCTTGTACACTTTCATCTATTTCGTTTACATCATTTGTATTCCTACTAGCTATCTTTTTAAACTTGCCATGTAATTTTGATATTTCTATATATATATCATTCATCTATAACAGGTTCTAGGTTTTCTATCTTATCAACCGTTTGCTCTAAAATTTCTTGTAATACTACTTTGTAGGCATTTATAACAGCCCTTTTACTTTTGGTTTCTATGCCAGCAAAATAGCCTTGTGTCATAACAGTTACATTAATTGGTATTATCATAAGCCAATCCCAATAATTGTTTTCTTTAGCACCTTTGCCATAATTGTTATGGTATTGTATAATTGTATTTAGTACCTCATTATATGTTTTATATTTTGTAGGGGTGCTAACTTCTTTTACAAAATCATCACATATAGTTAGGTAGTGCTTTATAATTTGTTTATGCTGTTCGTTGGCATAAATTGGTTTTGTCATACGACAAAGTTAAAAAAAAAGTTACTCAATCCCCAATTCTAATTTCAAGTTTTTAACAAAGGTTTTGTAATAACCTATCTCAGTTTCATAATCTACCCTAGTCATTTTAACAGTTGAACGTGATAAAATAAATAAATCTTGTGATGTGCTTTTACCATACTTAGCATCTAAATTATTACCAAAGGCCCATTGGCGGCCCTGTTCGAACATGTTGCATTTAACACATTGGACTTGGCAATTATGTTCATTCCACCTTGTTGCTGTATGCCTTCGTGATTGGAAGTGTCCGCATTGTAATTTTTTATAATGGTCTTGCTTTCCACATGTAAAACACTCAGTGATACCCCCATTGCTAGCATTTCTTAACCTAATGTATAAACTAAACCACTTATCTAGTTCTTTTCTTAATTTGCTTATGCTTTTATTCATTGTTTACTTTTGAAAAGGGGGAAACGTAAAATCCACAAAGTATAACCGCTCATTGTTATAAGTTTCAATTACAACCCCCTTTTGTTAATATTCATCGTAACCACCTAGTGTATACGGCCTTGTACTTTTTACGATACTACAGCTTTTAAAAAGGTTCATTTCTTTATTAGGTTCAGTATAAACATATTTGGCTAATGTAACAGTTTTACCAAACCTAGTTTTCCTATGTATAGGTATACTATCTATCCTATAACCATTTTTTCTATGGTTAAATATAATACCTGACAACCTTGTAGCCCCGTATTCTTTTATAGCTTCATAACTAGTTATGTGGCCATACATTTTTAGATGCCATAATACAGCATCTGATTGACTTTTAACCTGTTTTTCTGTAATAAGTATTTTTTTCATTTCCTTTTATTTTTAAATTTATAAATTAAATAGCTTACAAATGGTGTCCCAAATATAACTGACAATATACTTGGGTGGGGTTCACCACATAAGCCAGTTATATGCTTTAAAAATTCTATCACTTTAATAGCTTTTGTTTGTCTTGGTAATACAAAACTCTATCAGCTGGTTTACCTAAGGTGTTAACTTCATAGTATGCGTTATCTATTACCTTTTTATGTACATGTAACCATTTATAAAAATACCAGATACTTATAAAAGGTTTTTCTTTATAGTTTCTAGTACCCTCATAAAATGCGTCAGCAACTTGGTTTATAGTTAAATTTTTGAAATCTTTTTTTAAACTAGCTGCAAATATTTTAGATAGTGTAGCCATTGATTTACCATCTGTTTTGTGTTGCAACTCAATTACAGCTTTAGCTATAATATCATAAACTTGTTTTGTAAGGTTGCTTAATGTTTCTTGTTCTATTGTTTTCATAAATATTCTTTTCCTTTTAAGTATTCATTCAACTGGGTGTCTATTTTACTCATAGTTGCTTTTTTGGTTGGGTTGGTTTTAGCCCTTCTTTCCCAAGTCCTTACAGCTGCCTTCCAATCTTTCATCTTGCTTTTACCTATAAGCCAACCCTTACTTTCATAATGGTCACAAAATGTTTCGGCATCTACATTATTTTTACGCTCATTACAATAACTTTTAACCTCACTTAAAGTTGGCTTTTTAAAGTATTTATTTTTAATTTTTATTTCTTTATTATTATTAATAGTTGTTAAGTTTGTTGATGACAAGTTGTTAAGTAACTTAATGACTTGTTGTTCATTTATTTTAAAATATTGTTTAGCAGGTATACCTTTACGTTTAACCTGTATTAAGTTATTGTCTATCAATACTTTAATTGCTTTGCGTTGTTGATAAGGTGTAAGTGTTGTATCTTTTTGAATGTTACTTTCAGTATTAAAAAACCAACCATTTTCCATACCGTTAGATATAAAATATTCTTCTTTACTAATTAAATCTGCTAGCAGCGCCGCCCCTTTTAAACCAACTATATAAGCTATGTTTTTATTTATTATAAGAAAGGCGGTACTACTTAACAAATTTTTCATTTAATGTTTTCCCATTTTAGTTTACAATTATAACCCTCAATAGCTTTTTTGATATTATCATAGTCATCGCTAAAAGAATAATAATCAGAATAAATATCACATTTAATTTTGCCAGATGTTAAAGTAAAAATAATTTCTGGCTTTTTACTATTCTTAACACCAAAAGTTTTTAGATGCCTTATTAACCATACTTTTTCTAAAAATACCTTTTCGTTTGGTTTAAAATTTTGTACACTTAAAAGTGCTTTAGTATAGTTCTTAGCATACTTTATACATGAATCAAAACTACTTTCATGTATTTTAGTATAATAATAAGTCGCTGTTCTATCCATGTTTAGCAAACTAGCTATAGTTTCTCTTTTAATACCTTTGTTATAACTTATAACAGTACATATTTTACGGCCTAAGCAAATGTCAGGTTTTCTGCTTTTGCTTTTTAATATATCTTCTGGCAACCCTAAAGCTGTAGTAGTAGCGTTACTTATTTTTTTAAATATTTCTATATCTTTCATTTTTAAAATGGTAAATCACCTTCAGTTTCAGGTTCTTGGTGTACTTGCGCATTTCGGTTATTAAACCTAAAAGCCTGTATAGTTGTAAAGTACCTACCTTTCCACTCCCTACTACCTACAAAACAATCTAGGTCAACAGTATCACCTTCAGAAAACTTACTTAACTTATTTATTTTTTCCGATCCAAAAGCTTCAATACAAACTACTGGGTTATGTTCTTGGTTTTGTTCTATTAAAAATAGTTGCTTTTGCCATTGGTTACCAGCTTTTGATGTGCCTTGTTCAAGTGGTAAAATTTTTGTTATCGTTCCGTGTATCTGTATCATGTTATTTTTTCTTTTTAGTTTTAGTATTCTTTTTAATTATTTCTACATTGCTCTTTTCCATCTTACAAGTAAACCCATCTAGTGTAGATAGTATTACATAATCCACACCGTTCTTTTCATATTCTTTTACAATATGTAATTGGTTTTTAAATTGTTGTAACATTTCTTTATCCCTAAAATGGTTGTTACCTATTTTAGAAAAGTCAATAATTTTAGCGTTTTTCATAATTTAATTGTTTTTAATTTTCCAGTTAATATAATTAGTTAAAGTTTCACCATCAAAGATAAGTTTACCTTTTTCTGGTATGTAAGGGTATTCCTTACCGTTTGTATGTTTTTGTGTTTTAAGTGTTTGTATAGGTAACCTATATAAAAACCTACCTATACCCCATGATACGCAGGCCCTTTTAAAAGCATCAGATACATGCCCTTTTTCTTTTTCAACGTTACTTTCGCTACCAGTATCTGATTTCCATACCCACTCATTAAGTTCTTTATTGTATATACCAACCTTGCAGAATAATAACCCGCATTGTTCATAGTATACTGTCTGCCAGTTACCTTGGCCTACAACCTCATCAAGTAGGTCTTGGCAGTCCCTAGCATCAATATAAGCTACACATGTAGCCTTTCCAAACCTTATACTTTGTACCCGCCACTTATAAGGCAGTACTTTGTTTAAATCATTTAATTTCATATCTTTCATTTTTTTGGTAAATATATTATTTATTTTTTATATGCTTTATCACTTGTTCTTTTATGTAAGATACAGTATCAGTATCAATCCATTCTAAAAAATTATAAGCATCAAAACATACAGTAAAATCTTTACCACACTCATCAGTACCCCTTAGGTAAACTTCACCATCACAGCATTGAAAAGTATTAATATCATTCATTCTTTTTAATATTTCTTGTTCTTTTTCCATTATTATGCATTTAAAATTAGACATTCTTTTTTCTCATTATACAGTTGTAACCATTCAGGTTTTGTATCAATAGCAAAGCTATCTCTTAATTGCCACCCATGGTTTCGCAACATGTATCTAAACTTATCTCCTATTTGTTCTTTAGTACCTACCACTACAACACACCCACCTGAATTTTTATAATCAACACATTTAGTATCAGTATTATAATCATAAACAGATACAGCATCATAGCAGCCTTTAAGTACCCAGTATTCGCTTAGTAATTCCATTGTATATATAATAATAGTGAACACATAAAAGCAATACACATAACCCCACATAAGACATAAAATTGTAAATCTGTAATAGGTTCTTTTTTCTTTTCATGCTTCCAAATATACCTTACAACTTCATAGTCATCATTTGAGTTAATATATTTACCCCTTGCATTTTTAGTATGCATAAACTTAGAGTAGTCATCACTCCCCATAATAAAAGTATAACCGTGAACTTTATGTTTATACTCAACTACATAATTTAAATTTTCCATTTTTTTATATTTAAGTTATATATCATAATTTAAGTTTAAGTCAGTTGCCAGATATATTTAAAGCTGACTGCTATTTTTGTGATAGCTCACCTTTTCGGTCTTATGGTGGGGTGTTACTTTTTATTTAACGCTTTTCAAATTAGCTTACCACCTGCCTACTTTGAACACTACAAAGGTAATAAAAAAAATAATAACTAACAAAATAATTTACAAAGTTATTAACAAAGTATGTGTTAGTAAAGTATAAAACCTCTTATAAAGGCTTTAATTATATGTGTAGTATGTAGGTATTAAAAAGCTTAAAAAGTTCGTTAAAAGCTATTATAATCAGTATAAGACAGTATAAAACTGATACAACTGATACAGTAATTAAAAGAATATTACCAAAAACTCTCACCAGTAAAAAAGAAATATAATATATACATTATAGTTCCATCAATAAATTAATAGGTGTTTTACCATTGTTCATCACTATGCCGACACCAACAGCTGGCCTTTTACCATACTTAGCATAAGACATAGCATAAGCTTTATGGTTGATACCGCACCCGACTTGCATACCAAAGACCCTAAATTTTTTACCGACATAGTGTTCGCAATAAGCTTGCGTATGAAGGTGTCCCTGTACGGTATTCATCATATCAGCACGACACTTAGTTCTGGCAGTCCCACCCTCACCATGTATGTATTGTACGTTGTCTTTTTCGTAACGTTCAACAAAGTTCCACTCAGGCACTTCTAAAACATCTTTATAAGATTTAATCCATTTACTTGGTATTGCAGAAGTTTGGGCCTTCCTCATAATAATCCTGTCATGATTGCCAATTATTACAGTAGCTACTGGGAAGGCATTGCGCCAGCGTTGTATACGTTCAACAGCCAGTTGTAACTCATCAAGGCCACCCATACCATCAGCTGAAGTTTCATGATAACTAGAATAATGGTTGTCAATGATGTCACCGATAAAAACTACCTCTGTACACATGTATTCATAGTACTTATCTATACAGAAGTTAAGATAACTATCAAGGCAGAAAGGTTCATGCAAATCGCCGATAACCAAGACATTTCGGTTATCAGCGTTCCGCATTTTTTCTAAAGCATCTATTTCATGCTTTTTTAATCTATAGCGCTTATTTGGATTCCTTTCCAAAGTCTGCAGCTGATTGTCCTAATAACATAGCTAAAAGAGAATACCATATCTTAGATACAGCTTCTTCATCAGCCCCTAAAAAGTTTGCAACCATAGGTATGACAATAGATGATATACCTAACCATACCTTTTTTGATTTAAGTAATTGCGTTAAAATAAATTTCATAATAAATTAATTTAGTTAATATTCAAAGTTAATGCTCAATAGAGCCAAATCACATCTTCATCTTTATTTTTATCAACATCTGCATGTATAAAAGTCTTCCCTATACCAAACCTGTTTACACCTACTACCATTAAAGCATTGATAATCAAGTACCTTTCTCTACTGCCTTTGTATGCAATATCAACAGCTAAACCTTTTTTGTGGCTTGAACCTACCCTACCACCTATTTTTGTATTATGGGCTGCTGTCCTATACCCTGAGTTTATTTTAAAAGGTATACCAGCAATACCACGGGCAGTATCTAACCTCCTTAGGAAATCTTTTTGCATTCTATACCCAGACCCAACTTCATCAGGGCTATCAAATTCAGAAACATTAAAATAAATTAAGTCCAAACTAGAGGTAGTATAGTTTATATATTTTGCACCCCTTAACTTCATGAACAAATTCTTTACGAACGTTAATATCATTTTCATTTGTTTTTTTATACTTAGGGTTTTTTGAGTTGAGCTTTCTTCGTTTAGGCATCTTTGTTAAATTTAAAGAACTTATATATTGTAAAGGCAATCGCTAATATCAGTGAAACGAATGTTAAGATTTCATTACATTCAGTGATACTAAAACCTATTGCGGTACTATTTGCTACAGCTACTTGTACTGTATCTCTTACTTTTTCCATTGCTATTATTTTTATCTAAGTATGATTTCAACTTAGTTATGTTATTTTTTTTAGGTTTATAATGTTTCTTCATTATGAATAATCAGATGCATTTAAAAAGTTTCTCAAAGTAAGCTCAGTACCCTGCCTTGGCTTTTCAAGGTTCATGCCATTGTAATATGCATTCGGGTCAGGGTCAACATCAGCCCCAGTATTCGTATTGTATTCTGGGAAAAAGCTTATATTTTGCCTTACATAGTCTATCATTCTTTCAGTATAATATTCTGCAGTATTCCTAATTTCTTCCCTTAGGTGTTGGCTTTCTTCAGTTGTTAAGCTTACACCAGTTTCTGAAGTCTTAGAATAAATATTCCCGTTCTCTACTTTAAACCTGAGGAATGGGACAGCATGATAAAAAGCCCAGTTAGGGAGCATGTCACCTATATAATCATCAACTAGGGTTTTGTAGTTTTCATTACCTACATTACCTAGAGTACCATTCTTAACTAAATCTTTTAATTTGTCGGTTAATTTTGTACCTAGTTTAGATTCTACATAAATTTTTTGTGCCTGCCTAACATAAGGAAGTAATATCTCAGTATCTAAATTTTGTGAGATAGCTGTACTCTCTTTTAATTTTTGTTCGCTTATTAGTAATATATATGCCATAACTTATCTGGGGTTTATGTATCCGTGGTTTTTCATTCTTTTAGGTGGCTTAGCAACTAAGTTATCATTCTTTTGTGCTGTAAAGCCTTCGTTTTTTGCTTGCGTATAACCAATATATTCTTGGTCTTGTACGTTATCAGGGTAGTAAACATTACCATCTTGGCTAGGTGGTGCTTTATAGATGCGCCTTAACCAAAAATGCTGACATTGTGGCCCTCCTTTGTAGAACCAGATTGAGTACCTATTAGCACCATAAGGCCCAAAACCTGGATTAACAGCCATATTACCCATTTTTAGTATATCTTCTTTACGGTATATTTTTTTAGCTTCCATCATTTTAGAGCAAAAGTCCCTAGTAGTACCAGTTTTGTTTTTTAAAAAGTTATCATTAGTATAAACATACCTAACCTTATAAAACTCAGTGCCACTTTTATTTAACCCATCTTGACTACTCCTTGCGTTTGGGTTTGCCCTACCTGTACTGGTAGCTAGTTCTAGTTTTTCGTTAGCTATATTGTTTATTACTTTTTCATAGTCAAAGTCTTGGTGTTCACCATCAACAACCTCTTCACTTATTAACTCCCAGTCAGCTGGTATATCTTCCATGCTAGCTAAGAAAGTATCAAGTTCAGTTTCTTTTATTTGCTCATGGTTTTCACATGGCATGTAGTAGGTCTTACCATCTTGGGTATGTTCATGATGGCCGCTACACCCAATTTTTTTAGCTTCAGCTTCAGCTTCCTCTATAGTATCAAATAAAGGCAATTCTTTGCCATCAGTTATCATACTACCTACTTTAGCTAAATCTTCTTTTACTACCACCTCTTCATCTAATGGTGGCAACCCAAGTTCCTCTCTTATTTCATCTTGTGTCATTACTGCCATTAAATCTTGGTTAGTAAACCTAGTTGTTATAGGCTTTAACTGTACAAAGTTTACAGGCATATCCATGTTATTAACTTGGAATATTTTTCTTAACTCTTTAACTATGTGGTCTTGGAATGGTTTTACAACTGTATTAAGGTAAAAATTCGCAGCGCTATTAATCTCGTCAGCATTATTACCTAAACCTGTATCACTTTTAATACCCATAAGCATCGGGGAAGTCACACGGTGACCTGTCAAGATATTCTGTACAAGTAACTCTTGTAAGGCTAGATATTGCTTATCTAAATCAGCTGTATTTAAAGGCATCAATTCTGGCGCTCTACTCTTATCATCTGAAAACGTCAGAACAAATCGACCAGCTGATTTACTACCAGTAAACTTTTCTTTTAAGCTTTCTTCTATTTGGTATCTCTCTTCAGCTGTTGGGACACCATTATTGAACGATATCATGTAAGACCCAGAGAAAGAATTAGCTACATTATTTAAGTGGAATTCTGCAATCTTCTGGTCACACAAAGCCCAGTTATTTGATGCGACATAATCAGGGGTGTGGTAAACATTCATGTTAGGGCTATACAACCCACTATACATTAACTGGTTAGGTGATGTTCTATCATTAACATTAAAGGCTGGTATTCTTATAGGTTTATTATGCCTAGTATTAGCCCAATCAGATGATAAATAATAAGCCCTTACTTTTCCAAACTCATCTGGTCGCTCGGCCCTAACCTTTTCTACAGGGACATGGTAGATTTCAGCGATTTCAGTTCTATCTTTAGTCCAAACGATATTTAAGGCAAAAGCCCCTTGTAGCTTAAAATCAAAAGCTATTTTTTTTATTACTTCATGTAAGCTTTCATTACCATTTGCTCTATTAATAAAGTTTTCTAGTTTAACCCTAGCTTCAAGGTTTCTATCTTCTTCATCTTCAATTACTAAAGCTTCACCAGATATCATTTCAGCTGTAGCATTTATAATCGCTGCCTGTGTAGAGCTGTTATAATACAAATCTATCAAGAACTGCGGATATAGGTTAGCCCAGTTTTCAGTACCATAAGTAATATATTCTTTATTGCTTACTTCTTTTATTTCAGGTGCTGTACTTGTTTCTAAATTAATATTTACTATTTCTTTCATAATTATTATCTGTTAATCCATTCAGGTGTATGCATTATTGCAAGTATTTCCTGGTGGTTATATTGTTGTAAACCTACTAAAAAATCAGGTGTTTTACCATCAAATTTTAAAACTGTTTTTGTACCATCTATTGATAACCTTAATGTATCAGCATTATTTTCTAGCACTTCATTAAAGTTTACTGTATCTAAATTTGCTATTTCAAATATTACATATTTCATTATGGTGCATCATTTATTATATCATTACTACCCATATTAGTCATAGTACCATCATTATCAAAAGAAGTTAGGTCATCTATTGTAGGGAATGAAGCAGTACCATTAGGGTCACCATTCCTCCAGTACCCTATTATGTTAGCTTCAGCTGCTAAGTTTGTAGGCTCACCATTATTATAATATGATATCATCTTACCACCACTTACTGTATCATCAAATAAAGCAACCTCATCTAATTTTATTTGTCCATAGTTTGCAGCTTGTCTAGCAAAGAACAAAGGTGCTGCTGTATTTACAGGGGCAGACCATGTACCCTGATTTGTATAAGTACCCCCACTTGTTGCTGTAGCTTGTACCCCGTTTAAGTAACCTAAGATAGATGTAGAACCATCACCTAAATCATAAGTAAAGCCTATATGATACCATACATCAGCTGCTAAAACAGTATCTATTACAAATTGCTGGAATATAGCATTACTATCACCTCCATAAATAATTATTCTAGGTTTACTTTCAAAATCAGTTCTTATTATATACTCATACCTAAAAGCACCAGCACTAAAGAAATCACTTTTGTTTAGTATAATTTGTGATGCTGTAGCACCACTAGTAAGCTTTACCCATAATGATGCTGAAAAACCTCTATTTGCAGCTGAATGGTTTATAGTAAATATAGGTCCATCACCGCAATCTACATAATCATCTACACCATCAAAATCTAAACTGAAAGCATTTTCAAAACCACTATCACCATACCAAATATAATTGTTTTCAGATGGTTCTGGGTGTTGGGTATATTGTACCTGAGCAGTACCAGACTTATCATCTATAAAGAGTTTACCCTTAGTAACTAAACCTTTTACAATACCATTAGTGTCAGCTACAGGTAATACATCAGTTTCTGTACTAGGAGCAGTTGTATCAGTTATTGTTACTGAACCAATCCATGCTACCTCATATACTTCATATTTATAATAACCTGAGGGTTTTAAATCTACCTGCCCTAAAAACATATCAGGGTTTAAAGCATAAGTAAAAGTAAATTCTGTATATCTATTGTATATTGTTTCTGTAGGGTAGCAATAAACTATAGCACCACTAAAATCATTTGTAATTTTAAATAAGTGCCTAATCTGAGTAGATGCTTTAGCAGTATCTATTCTATTATCTTCTGTACAAATGTAAGCTTTGAAAGTTGTTTCTGTAGTTCCTTGTATCATACTATTATAATATATAAATACTTAGGTTTTATTTGCTAATAAAAAAAAAGAGTAGCCTAAGCTACCCCTTTTTATGATGAACGCTAGATAAATCTATAGATGGTCGAACCACCCCACCTTCATCAAGCTATATAAAAACTACAAATAATATTAAGCGTCAGTAGAAATAATACTATTTAAGTTAGTTATACCAGCATTAGAAAATGCTGCAGCACCTGCCGCTACATCTTCTAACATTGCCATAGGTCTACTTTCTAGGCCATCAAAGTTAAGTGTATAACCTGAACGGTCACCGAAGGCAGCACCGCTTTCTTCAGTACCACTATTCAACTGCATACCATTGTTTATACCTAATACCATGATAACATCATTCCCAGTCGCTGGGTGAGTAGCATTAAGCTGCGCAAAGATAACCACTTGGGTTTGCCCTAATAATTTTACTTGTTCTTGAGTTTTTACTTTTAATCTGTTTAACACCATAGCAGTTGCTGGGGCATAGAATATAGTCCCATTCTCTGTCGAGCCTGTTATAGTGTCTGTTATTGATGTAGAACCCCTAGGTACTGTATATCTGTATATATTATTCCCACCGAAATCTATTGTATCTATTTCTTCAGAATTTGTACTATCATAAGCAAATGATGCTATTTGGTCATACACAGCAAAGTAGATGAATTTTACACCTCCAGCTACTCTATTACAGTCTAGTTGTCTACCCTTAGTCAACGAAGTACATGCCATCTTATTTATTTTTTAAAGGTTAAAGTAGTAAGGGCTTTTACACCCCTACTACTATTTTAATTATTTTTATGATTGGTGAACTATATCAGCACCTACCCCTAACTGAACACCACCACTATAACGAGCAACTAATCTCATGTTGTCTGAACCGTCAAGGTTAGCCATATCCATGATAGTGATTCTAGTGTGGTCACTTAATAAATCAGTCCCAAAGAATAAGTTACCTCTTTCAGCCGCAACCATTTGATTGTCTGCCATACCTGGACAAACAGCAATCTTATATCCTTCAAATACAGGAACG